CGCTGCTGACATACGTGTCAGCTAGATTAACGCTCGCAGCAGTGCCGGGCGTTAACTCAAGAGTTGTGGCATTGACTGAGAAAGTACACGCCACCATTGTGCCTGCGGAGTTAAGCGTGACTGCTAAGAATTGAGAGTTTGTGTGCCTTATGGCAGACCTAAACTGGCAGTTCGCTGTTCGCAATACCAGCGGTTCGCCAAATTCCCCTGTGCTTTTGCGGTATGCGACTGCTACTGGATGCACGCTAGAGTTTACGCCATAGACAATACCGATGTCGCCATCGAGATCGATCTCACAAGTTGTTTGGTTGGTGGCAAGCGAAGAAAGCGCCGTGGTTTGCAGCGCGGCAGAATAACCGACACGGGTTGCCCCGAGGCATCTCCACGCGCCAGCAGCGTTTGTGTTGTCAACGAGACTGCACAGTGCGTAATCACCGGGATGTACAAACCCTAGCAGGCCGTCATCGTAGTCTAACAAGCGCAGCGGAAACGCCCCGTCATTGTAGGCCGCAACAATCTGAATGCCTGTTTGCAAAGTCAGCGCATCGGCCATCTTGACAAACTGCCCGAACGTCTCTGTTGTTACCGATACAATACCGGGACTGGTGGCTGATAAAACCACCGACCCTCTGGGGGAGTCTGCGCCCGATCCAGGCAAATTGAGAAATGTGTTTTGCCTCGCATCCAGCGTTTTGTTAATTACTTCTAGTGTGTTGCTGGCCGTAAGGGCGTCAGACGTAACGGGTAATGCAGCAGTAGTAGTCATTATTAACCCTCCAAAATTGAGTAGCGAATTACCCACGCAACGGTCATTGTTGATAGAGATGTTGGTGTAGCCGTCAGCTTTAAGTTGACACCGTCCGTTGTCCGGCTTAACAGGCTTACATCAAATCCAGGCACGATTACAGCGTACCGATCAGCGTCTGCGCCGTTGCCGACATTAACATTTTGCTGTCCCGAACCCGTCACTGTCGCAATGATTGATTCGATGTAGGCATTAGCTGGCAGAATTGCTTGGTTGACACCGCCAATGTACTGAAGCTCGTTAGTATTAGACCAGTTGTTGGTCCAGCGTACCTCCCGGGTTTGTGATACAGGGCGACCGACAACAGCTGCGCCGGATGCGGGTAGTAGTGCGTGATTCTTGTTGCCTGATGAGTCGAATATCTGGCCGGTGTCGGATTGGGCGTTGATTGCTAGGAGTTCGGAGACCAATCCAAAGCCAAACGACGAAAACGAATTATAATTTACTAAGGCGGTTCCTGTTGTGTACACGCTATCAAAACCGCTATCTAAGTACGTGCTGCCAGTACATCCGGTCATTACACCGAAATCTGTAACCGCCCCTCCAAGTGACTGACACGCGTACAGCCAAGCCTTTGTTGTGCTGCCTGACGTGTTCCCGAAGAGGAAATTTGCGTTATCAAACTGACCAGTCGATGAGTTTTGTGGATTGCCAGCAGCGCAGCAAACTAAAAGGCTTTGCGCTGTATCTATGTCGTGGACATTTCTATCATCATTGTAACGATATATTCCATTCACTCTGACACTAACTACGGAATTATGAGTAGTACTGCCGTTGTCAGACCCTGATGATTTATTCCAGCCGTTGTAAACCCCTTTACAGCTTATTTCTACCGCTCTATGCGCTCCGCGATATCCAAACCCGTCACGGTTATTGTATGACGCATCGCAATCTTTGAAGATGGTTAGAAGCGTTGCAGCAGTGCTTGCACTTGAGGTTTCGAAGCCGTTGCCATCTCCCGCACAGTATCTAAATGAGCAAGCCAAAAACGCCATATTTGTATTGACCCCTGTGTTTCCAACTCTAGCAGGCTGTTCGCCTCCCCAGAAGTCTATGTTTTCAAAGTACAGGGATCTGTTGTTGCCTTGGCTCCAGTTAATGCCAACGCTATCAAATACCAAAATGTTTGCGTCAGGTGACCGGCTGTTAAAGGTGTTGACGTACAATACGCCGCCCGTGTAAATCATGCTGTCTGGAGTCGTATCGCACAAATCCAGACTGGCGACTATTGTCAGGCGCTTTTCTATGCCGTAAGCGTCCGTGTTGGTCAGGTCGACCACTGACGGAGGGTTTGCCACTGTCGCTTGATAGATATTGGTTCTGCCGCCCGTTTTGCCCCACGATGCGGATTGCGTTTTAGCAATTACCGCTCGGCCTGTTGGGCAGATCATGTTAAGCCTAAAATTAAAAGACCCTCCATTTATCCCGATTGCATTGTTGTACGCGCCGGGTGCCAGTACAAAATCTGCTCCGCTCGGTGGGCTGGCATTAAGCGCAGTAGCCAGCACAGATATAGACCGTTTGGGCGATCCAACTGTCAAACCGTTGTTGGCATCATTACCAGTCGGGGATAGATAGTAGGTCACGGATGGCGTGATCTTGTACGCCGCCATATCTATGTCGGTGGTAACAGTGTCTCTGCCAGTTTTGATGATATTAAACGGAACTGTATAGGGAAAATCAGCCGGTATTTTCAGAATGCTGCTGTTGTTTGCGCCTCTATTTTCAAGCGCAGGCAGGTTGTACGTATAATCCAGCACCTCCGCAGCAGTCAAAGCGCGGTTGAATAGGCGCGAGGCTTGCAGGGAGCCTGCTGTGCGGGTTGTCGCTGTGCCGCTGATGATGCGGGCAGAGGCGTTGTTAACAGATACCGGAGCGCCGGCAGAGATAGCAACAGCAGTGCCGACAATAACGCCGTTACTGTAATGCGTCACCGATCCCGCAACAGTCGCAGTCTCGCGGATAACTTGAATATAAAGTTTTGGATTGACGTTTGTAGCCGAAGCCAAGGGCGCGGTTGAATCATACGTGGTTGCGTTAATCTGCAATCGAACAATGCCGGTGGTTCTCAGCGTCAGAATGTAACCATTCGTGCCATCGTGCTTGCGATCCAGCACTATGTCGGCAGACGGGCGCGTAGTCGGGATGACTTCATCGAACTCAAGAGTAAAATCATTCGTCCCCATGTCCAGATTGTCGTTATCAAGCTGCTGTATCCCGCCCACCGTTGCTGATGCCGTCATCTGCACGGAGATGGCGCGGGACATAGTAGAAAGCTCTGAATTTAAGCCGGTAAAATTAGCATCAACTTCATTATTCGTAAGCGGCGAGCCTTTGCCAGCCCTTGTTACTATTGTAGCCATGACTCGCCCCTACCAAATTAAGCAGCGTTAAGTGTGATAGTCCAGGTGATTTGCAGCGTATCCCCAGCGGCCTTGTTTACAACAGGGAACACTGTTCTGCACGCCATCGTGCCAGCGGTTGAGGCGTTAAAGATGCCGGCTTCGGTAATCGCGCCAGTTCCAGTGCCGGGCGCAAACGTGGCGACATAAACTACAGTGTTTGCGCTGGCAGTCGTTGATGTTAGTGTCACCCTGCTGCCTATCTGCGTCTGTAATGCGGTATCACCAGCAGCGGCAGCAGTTGTGCCGGAGCCGACAGCCATGTGCGTCATAGCAGTGGCAGAAGCATCCCTCATGCGGCTGGCAATATAGGCAAGCCCAGCACTGACAACAAGGTTTTCGTGATTCCTTGATGTTTTGACATTGCCTTGATTATCGAGCAAAACTACGCTCAGGCGACCGCTAACGGAAAGTTTACTTTTAAGCATAATTACACCTCAAAATGTTCGTTTTGCGCCAACATAATCATCGGCAAAATAAGTAGGATCGCTTACGTAATCCTGGTTCAATAGGTATCCAGCATCAGCAGTGCCGATTATATCATTTTTGGCAAGCCCTGTTGATTTAGCAATAGTGTCAGCGACCGATCCTGCATCTATTGCCGGCCTGTCAACAAGCATTGCCGCAATATCCGAAACCGCAGAGGCATCCGAAATAGCTTTAGAGGCACTGAAAATAACTGCATCGGTTGTGCCGGCAAGATCGCCAACCGCCCTATGGTATTGCACCACAAGGCTAATTGAGTCGCCAACTGATCCACTGTCGGCAGCCGAAGGGCTTGCAGACACAGCAACGGTTTCAACAACCTCCACGCTGTCGGAAAACGAGGAGAGCCTGACGAAGCTGATTATTGCAGCGTCCGACACTCCCACGGCGTCATTAATCGACTTGGATGCAAACAGTGCTTGCAAGTCAGTCGTTGACGAAGAGTCCGAAAACGATCTGTTTGCACTAAGCACAAGCGCAATAAAATCAGTTGCCGCGTAACTATCAGAGATTGATTTGCCGACAGTTTTAGCATTGCTATCAGAGGCTGCTGACGCATCTGAGGCCGGCTTTATTACATCCTTGCCTTGCGTATCACTTGCGCCGACATCTTCCTGAAACCCTTTTGTAAACAGGATCTGGATCGCCTCGGTAATAGTCAGGGAGTCATCAAGTATTTTTTCTATCAAAGAGGCGATGAGGAAAAATCCGCTCTGGATGGATTTGAACGCTAATCGCCCAGAGCTGGCAGTTGCCTTTATTGCCCTAGATATGACCGTAAGGCGGTTCATCAGAAATCATCCCGCACCTGGAAGTCGATAATTTCGTATATTGTCTCAATACTGCTGTTGGGAAATGTTACCTCAACCTCGCCTTCGTACAGCCCAGCAGCAAGATCAAGATTCGCGGCAGAGAATTGAAACAGCGCCTGACCGGCTGGTAAATCCGCTGGCGCAATCGTAATGTTCGTCAGCGTGAACAGCACTGTAGTTGTGCGTTTTTTGCGGAACTTTAAGCGAGCAGTTGCGCCGGTTAGATTGACAGGTTCGCCCGTATTCTCGCGGGTGATGATGCACTCAACTTGCGAGCCGTTGTCGTCTTTGACCAAATAGATCATGTCGCAGTTCATGGGGATGGCTCCGGTGCTTGTTCAGCGGATTTTACCACGCTCGCCGCGTCCACGCTAACCATTGCCTCAAGCTCTTTATTGAACAGAGTCAGAATGCCGGTTGCACACGCCTGAGTCAGCCTGTTGTGTAGATTTTCCTCAAGCTGTGCGCGCAGGAGATCGCTGATTTTTTGGGCTTGGTGGTTGGTCATGTTATTCAGCCATGTAAGTAATCAGTGCTTCAATGTCGTCTTTGCGGAAGGTGTTTGCAGGCTTGTCGGTAGCCCATGACGGGTTTGCAGACATTAGCTGATCAAAGCCAGCCTTGCCCAGCGTAACCGACCGGTGCTGTGTGCCAACACCATCAACCAACACACCGACAATCGCAGATACGCCGCCGATTGTGAAATCAACCGTCATGCTTAAAAGTTCTTCATTTTCGTTCATATCACACCGCCTGTAGTGGGAGCCAGTATTCTGCCCCGTTCCATACTATTCTGATTTGCAAGATGCCAGCAAATGCGCCAGTTCCCGTAACCACGCCCTGCTCAGTCACTAGCCCAAGCGTTGTATCAGAGCCTGATGATAGCGCACCATAAATCTGCATTTGATTATCCAGTCGGCTGCCGGCAGTGCCTTCTTTCAGTACAAGATTAAATATGCCGGTGTTGGTTGCTCCGCCAACAACGATATTCCCAAATAGTTTAGCAGCAACGCCGCCCGAATCGCCGCCGCCAGCAAGCCCTTCAATCGCCGCAACGCCGTTGACTGTCGTCTGCCCAAGCACACCAACCGCTGCGGTATTGGTTGACGCTGAATAGCCACCGAGCGCCGGAACTGTGTGTCCACTTGTCGCCACGCCGACCACCCCAAAAACACCGGTATTTGTCGGAGCGCCAACAACAGCGCCATTACCGCCTGCCGATGCCGCGCTGCCGGTTGATATTAATTGTCCGTTTGTTGACAAGTTTACATTGGTGATCGTAAACGTGCTGGCCGACCCATCCCATACGATAGACTTTGTGCTATCTCCCACGGCAAAGTCGTAATTTGACCCGCCGTCATGTCCAAGGAATACACCGGCTGTTGTGCTGGCTGCGGAGGTCTTGCCGAAGGTGTAGAGCTTGCCAGCCGTAGTCAACACAAGGTTGCTGGTCGTGGTAAACGTGGCGCTGATTTTGTCGCCGGTTATCTCGCCTGCAAGTATCTTGCCTGCCGTGATAGCGTTGGCTGCTATTTCGTTCGCCGTGATAGTCAGCGCAGCAATGTTTCCGGCTGTAATGGTTCCGGCTGCTATTTTTGCACCTGTGATCGTGTTGGCCGCAATCTCATTGGCTGTAATCGTGCCAGCAGCGATTTTTGACGCCGTTACCGCGCCCGCTGCAAGCTTGGGTGTTGATATAGCGGAATCGGTTATTTTTGTTTCGGTTATTGCGTTAGCGGCAATCTTATCGCCCGTGACCGCAAGCGCGGCGATTTTGCCGCTTGCGACAGCTTGGTCAGCAATCTTTGCCGTTTCAATCGCTCCAGCCGCCACCTTTGCAGCCGTTACAGCCAGCGCGCTGATCTTGTCCTCTGTCACTGCGCTTGTGCCGATCTTTGCAGCCACCACAGCAGAGTCTACAATCTTTGCTGTTGTTACCGAGCCGTCAGCAATAGACGCCCCCGCCGTAGTTGTAAACGTCCCCGCAGAACTGAAGCCAGAAGCATTACCGCTGAAGTCCACATTGCGAACCCAGACATAATACGTGGTGCTCACCGCAAGCCCCGCCACCGTGACGGAGTTGCCAGTGACCCTGCGAAACGGCGCATCGCCCGTTGATGGCGTTGTGCCAGTAGTGTTCTGGTAAACCCACGACTCTTTATAATCACGCTCAGTCGCTGCTGACCATGTGGCTGTAACTTGGTTATAGTCGCCGCTGATTGTTACGCCTGTGGGGATTGCAGGAGCGGTGGTGTCGCCCACCGTTGTATAAGTGCCGGTCAGCCAGTCGCTGACAACGCCCAGGGAGTTGATAGACCTGATGCGGTAGTCGTAAACTTCGCCCACATCGCCGTAGGTAGTGATGTATCGTGGTTGCTCAGTGAACACTGAGAAATAAACACTTGCAGATGACCGCTTGAACTGTAGCTCGTATCTCTCAACAAACGCATCTGTTGATGCCGTCCATGAGATTGTGATCTCGCGCACCACCGAGCCATCTTCACTCAGCAAAGTTGACTCGGTAGCCACAAAGCTGGTCGGAGCGCCTACTGCAAACGGGTTGGGCAGATCTGTATCAGCATAGGCCACTTGCTCAGATGCCGGATCGTAACTGTAAATGGAACTGTCGTACTCAATCAGCGAAACGGTGCATGTGCCATCGTAGTTGATCGCCACCTCTTCGACTTGAAACGGCTTTGCGCTCCATGCCGGTGTTGGGTGCGTCACTGTAACTACATCGCCCACAGACACGTTGAGCGCATCGCTGTTTGCGTTAAACGATGTCCGAATAGCATTACGTGAGCGCAGCAGGAATACTCTCGCGAGATCACGCGCAGCGTAAAAGTTAGTTATGTACGGCAGATCAATCTCGCCTACCAGTTCTGTGCCGTTGTCCTCTGCCAGATATGCGAACTCCTCGGCAGAGCCAGCCTCCGGCCAGATAACCGTGTTTTCCTGCCAGTTGTTCGCCGGATCGGTAAACGTACAGACCATGCGGTTATATTTGTCGGCCTTGTTTTCGCCTCTGATGGAAATGCCGCTGATGATGTTGTCAGTGGTAAATGCGAACACGCTCGACGCTGATTTGTCGGGTATCAGTGAATAAATCCCGTTTGTGTACGGCATAAAGCCACGACAGCAGAGCATCATGTCTTTGAGGTTATCAAGGATTGACTGCTCGGTGTCCACGATGGCATTGAACTCAAACACCTTGCCGGTATCGCCGCCTGTCCAGAAGGTAACAGTTGTATCGTAGAAGGTAGCGGCCGCACCGATTGCGGTGTCATCGATCAGCCCCGCTGCAAGCCCTTTGCCGTATCGTGTGTTGGTCAGATAGTCGCGGATGCACAGCGCAGGGTTTGTGGAATAAGCAGTTGTGGCTGTGCGTGGGTCGTAGACCTTCTTGCCGTAAACCAGCGCAGATACTACGGGAATATTGTTAAACGCTTTTCTGTCCCACTTCAGGCGCACACGAATATAAGCAATGCCGCTCAACTTGTGGTCAGTCGTCCAGTCTGCCGTCTCATTGATCAGCATTGTGTCGGCTGCTTGTGCGTCTGTTCCGCCGTATATCGCTATGTTGATGGAGTCGGTGTAATCAAACCGCGCATCAGTCACCGGCAGACCATCAATCAGAACGTCTGCCTCTAATATCTGCTCAACCTCGCCCTCGCACAATGCGTAGACCAGATACAAAAACTCATTGGGATCACCGCCAGGCGCATCATTGGTGCTGATATAAACCAGCGTGCCCTCAATTCGACGCACGCCGTAGACAACAGGAATAAAGTTGTTTGTCCCGTCAAAGTTGAGCAGTTCACCGAGCGCAGCCCTTGCTGCTTTTTTTGCTTTCTTTTTGGCCTTACGCTGCGAAAAGTAAGAGATGCCCGCGCTCAACAGAGCCGCACCAAGCCCTATTGGCCCAAGAGCCGCAGCGAGTGTTGATCCTGCTGTTGCCGATGCCCCCGCAACGCCTGCCTGCCCCGCTACTGTTGCCGCTGCTGGTAATACTGGAAGCGCCATTAGCCTTTGCCCCATTTCAGGTTTCTTACGATAACGCCGGAGAAGTCTAAGCCCTTATCCGCTGGGAAGTAATACTGTTGACTGTTTCTGTTTGTGCGCCGACCTTTGCTCAACTCAAAGTCTTTCCAATGCGATGACATTTCGATACTGATCTCACTTGTACCGGTGTCATCACTAATGCTGTAGCTGCTGATACGTCCGTCAAACACAACGAACGGAGCGCCGATAACAGCGTCATTGGCTCCTAAAACAGCTTTCCAGATTCTTGCTCGTACATCCATGTAGTTGTTGGTCAGAAACAACGCAATGAAAGTCTGCTCAACGCCCGACATAACAAGGTCAATGGAATTGACGCGAATGTCGGTTGATTCGGACGAGTCGCCAATGCCAACAAGGTGCGGTGAACTCAGGAAGGTGTTTGAAAGCGCAGTGATGTTTCTGCCCCAATCGGTCAGCCTGACAACAGAGGCAAAATCCAACTGTATCAGATGCGCCATGTTAAACGAGTCTGATTGGAGTGCCGTGATAGTGGCGGCATCAATGGCGCGGGTCATATTGCCTCCACCATGTCGACCTCATACACGTATCGCTCATATCCGGTCAGGCTGTATTGCTGAACATCGTTATTCAGGCGCACAGTGAAGGGCACATTGGTAATCACAAGCCCCTCGTTGTTTGCCACAGGCGCAATCAACGGGGGTTCAAATGTCACGTTACCATTACCGTTTCGATCAGCCGTGAACATGTACACTTTGGAGTGATTGGCAAACTTGAAAAAGTCACCCGCCTTTAGCGTGCCTGAGCCGCCATGCAAGTTCATCGTTGTTGCGCCAATACTGAGCGCACCGTTGACGGTCTTTGACCCGCTTGCGTCACCGGATTGCACAGCCACAACCGGCGGCACAAACTGGAATGATTCAAACTGTCCCCGTTGCTTAATGACAAACGAGTAAACAGGCGCAAACTCTGCCCGCGTCATTGGGTTGTAGGATGCAGTGATAGCCCATCGCTGCGAGCCGATGCCGCGCACCTGTCGTCTGCCGGATAGTGACTCGGACATCAGGTTGAGATTCAGCGAGGTGATATTGACCCGCGATGCTTCTGGTGATGCCGGATAAGTGCCGCTCATATACTGCGCCCCAGATTGTTAAGTGATGACTGCACCAGACTGGCAATCATGCCGCGCCGCTTCAATAGCAGCTCATCAAAGCCTCGTGTATCGTTGGCAGTGATACTAAAGGTTACATTTGCTGTGTTGGTCACATTACTGGCCGCTGGCACTTGTTTTAGTGCAGAGTTGGGGATGATCTTGCCGTTGGATGAACCCATTGTTAAAACTTCTGGACCGCGCTCACCCACGACATACGACTCACCGCCTCGCACCTGACCGCCCAGCGCACGCCCTGCAAGCGACTTGGCAGAGTAGGACACGCCAGCAGCCAGAATGCCACCAGCAGCAGCCGCGCCCAAAGCAGGGCCGACAAGCGGTATGCTGGATAGCGCACGGTAAGCGCCCATCGCAGCCGCGTAACTATCCGAGATAATCTTTGCGGCAGTCTCACGCTTTTCTTTGTCAGCGTAATTGACACCGATTCGATACGCTTCGGCAAGTGCGGAGTTTTTACCACGCAGCAGCACATCCTCAAAGGCCAACAGTTGTGTGGTTTGTTGCTGCTGGCGCTCCAGCCTTGCGTCTGCTGCGCGATTATCAAGGCGCTCTTCTGCCTGCTTCCACAGCAGTAATTCAGCAAAGCGTTCTTGCTGTTGTTCGCGCTCGGCTTCTGCAAGGCTTTTTATCTTGCCGCCGCCTGGTTTGCCACTCCGGGCGCGCTCGATCTGCGTCTGTGCAATCTCGGCCTGCCGCGCTGCAATCCTTGCCGCTGACTCTGCCGATATTCGGTTTAGCTCGCTCTGGTGGTCTGCTGCGCGCTGCGCTTCCTGATCGTTACGCAGCTTAACGCCTGCTGCGTAAGCTTCTGATTCGGCTTTCTGCCGCGCTACGTTCGCATCTGACAGCGCCATCAACTCTTCATTGATTGCCGCAATCCTGTTTCTCGCCGCAATGCCTGCTGTGCTGCCTGCCGCGATTGCCCGGCTTGCAATACGATCCTCAAGCACAACACGCTCTGCCAGTAATTCGTTGAACTTCTGCTGCTCGGTCTGCATGTAGACTGACCGCCATCCGGACAGTGATCGGATAATGGCATCCGCAATTGACGCAGATAATCCGGCAGCCTGATCCATGCGCCCAACAGCCTCAAGCGCAAAGTTGCCAAACTGCACCATCGCGTCACCAATCGTTGCAGGCATTTCTTCTGCTTCTGTCCGCAGTATCTGCATCTGGCTTGTCATTGATGTGATGATAGCCTCGGTGGTCAGCAGCCCTTCTGAAGCCATTGCGCGCAGTTCTGTGGTGGTCACGCCCAGCCCATCAGCCAGCGCCTGCACAACTCTGCCGCCTGACTGAATAACTGTGTTGAAGTTATCGCCGGACAGCGTGCCAAGTGCCATCGCTTTTGACAGCGCATTCATTACCGAGGCCGCACGCTCACCCTTTGTGCCGGAGATTACCAGCGCATTATTAAGTGCGTCTGCCAGATCAACCTGCTGCCGTGTCGTGTAACCAAGCTCATTAAGCGCCATGCTGTTAAGCAAAAACGCCTCGGCGGTTTGTTGCAGGCTGGAATACGTTGTTCTGGCCGTCTGACTGATGGACTGTAACGCCTCATTAGCCGCTTCTGCGCTGCCTGTGGCGTTGATGATGCGGGAATTAAGGTCAGTCCATTGATCGGTATAGATGGCGAACTGCCGAGCGGCCAGCGCGCCGCCAAGCGCCACAATCGCGGATGTTAATGCGCTGATCCCGCTGCTGACCTTCTGGATTGGGTTGATGGAATCGTTCGCCGCCTTTTTAAGCTCGACCCCCATCTTGCGCGCAGCATCCTGAGCGCGCACGCCTGCGCGTTCCGTCTTGACAAGCTCGTCATTTGCGCTTTTGAGTGGGCGGGTGTCGGCCTCAAATAATAAGGTTGCTACTTCAGTGGCCATGCCGGAACCTCGTCTTTATGCTTTGCCAGTGTCATAACAGCCTCTATTTCCCACGCTGCAAGCACGTTGCCGGATAAGCGCATATACGCATCAAGCTCTTGCCATGAGTGCGTAGTCAGCGCCTTGTAAGCCTCTAGAGCGTCATCGTGTTCAGCTCCGAGCGTTGGCGCATTTAGCAATCCTGCCGGCGTTGTGCCTAGGCTTTTTTCAACCTGCTTGAGCGTTTCGTACCGGCTGATCGTGGAGCCTTCTGGATGGGCGTGGATGTAAAAACACCAGCGCCCGAACCTGACAAACTCCTCGACCAGCCGTTGATAAAATTTCGCTTGTCAGCAATAAAATCCAGTAGCTGATTGACGATGCCTGGGGAGCCTGAGTACAGCGTCAGCGCATTTTCCTTGCTGAACTCATATGGCTGTCCGCCAGAGACAATGCCGCGCCAGCCGATAGTTGCATCAACAAGTGCCGCAATGTCCATCGCATCGTAATCAAGGTCAACGGGAGCCTTTGAGCGTGCAGCCGCCATGATCTCGGTTGTCTGCTTGCGCTTGGCTTTGCGCCAGACAGAGGAATCTGCCCCGGCGAGCAGGATGTAAACATCGGTTGGTTTGCCATCGACAGGGGAGAGGATATTACACTCCGCCCCTGCCTCATGGTCATTGACCGTCAACAGGCTTGATAGCTCCATGATTATGCAGGAGTCCTTGTTATCAGGATCTGGCTTGCGTTTACACTTTCGTAAAGCGCAATAAAGTCCATGCTAATAGTGACCGCGCCCTCGCCTGATACATCGGGCTGGCCTGAGTTATATTTGACGTTAGGCAAATTGAACTCATACGAGTTGCCAGCAAGATCGACAAGCACTAGCATAATGCTGGATGACGTTTCATTGATAAACTTTTCGTATAAAGCCTTGCTTTCAAAGTACGCGGTTAAATTGCCTGTGGCTCGTGATTTGCCAATGCTTGGCCGGATAGTTGTTTTTGATCCGACTGCAAACAATGGCTCCAGTCCGTTTTCGAGCAAGCACTCTATCCTTGTGATAATACCGATCGTCAGCCCGCCCTCTTCTATGCCGCCGGTAAAGCTGTCAAATGGCTGTACAGATGATGCCGCAGCGTATGTGCTGCCAGCAATCGCAGTGGTTGCCGGTGTTAAGCCCTTGCCGACCACGCCAAAGGTGGCCGACACAATCGCATTGGGGCTGACAGACAGCGCGAAGCTGTTGAACTCGCAGCCGGTATGCCTGTGCCACTCAGGTACGGCTAGATCCGCAAACTTGCGCTCAATAGTAAATGACCGGCGAGTAACTCCTGATCGCAAAGTATCAGACGTCCATGTTCCGCACATGACCGCCTGCAAGATGTCGTCAAAACTGCCGTACTCAAGCTCTGCACTAACATCGCCCGTTATTGATTGATTCCCGTGCCGGAAGTCCACAACCTGCCGATCACCGCGCAGCTTTTCAGACTCAAGACCGTCCTTGGTCATGCCAAGGGTTGTACCGGTGTGCGGGAAGGGTTTAAACGCTGGGTTGGCCGGTGTCGTCCCATACGTTGCCTCAGGGACGTAGTGTATCGAATGCTGTGCGCCGTTTGCTATTGACATGATGATTACCTTGCCTCTGTGTACGTCTGATACGGGATTGATACAGGCACAAAATAGAATGCGCCGTCTGCTATTGCTGGCCCGATACTGGGCGAGCGTAATCTGATGCTGGCGCTATTATAGCTTAAAACAGTGCCGCGTTTAAAATGATCGGCAATTATATCTGGCAAGTCTGTTCGCCCTGTGCCAGTTGGCACAAAGCAAGTAATCTGACAGATGCCGTTTGTCTCATCCTTACCAGTTGCGCCGAGTGATGCCTGTACGGTTTCGGCTGGGATGATGTTTATCCGCAGATAAGGTTTTTTGGCATTCGGCTCAAACTTCACGTTGGGCCATGCAACAGCCGGCCTGTCTGCAAGCTCATTCATCTTGACCGTAAAAGCGGCCTCAATGTCTGCGAAATAGGTTGCCATTATTTGCGCCCCGCGTTGATAGCCGCTGCCACCTCAATGACCGATATCCGCATCATGCCCTGTACGGCTTGCTGTGACCAGCCATCGTACTCAATGCGTGCGGCATACGGTAGATTGTTGCTCATGTAGAAAATATCACCCAATACAAGCCGGTCAGAATTTAACTTAATTTCTGCGCTAACAATCGAATTGTTTTTATCAGGCCTGTTTATCTCGGTGTTTATCGGCGTGTTGATAGATGGTTGCCAGCCGCCACGGAGTATGCCTGTGTCGAAAGGGGTCCTGCGTATAATCCTGTTCGCACAGTCAAGCGTGTACCGCCTCGCATCGCGCTGCGCCAGTTTCTTGATGCTCAGCACAGCCTGCGACAGTCCTTTCATCACTTCCTCAAATGTAAATAAACAGCCAGCGCCTGCTGACTGCCTTGGATGGGTATCATGCTGACGATTCGATATTGTAGACAGTTGACGCTGACCAAGTCACCGATGTTGTAATCCTCACTTTCTGCCAGCAGTTTAATATCGCCCTGCTGGACAGTGTTCTGTGCCACTTCACTGCGATCAAAATCCACAACAACGCCGTTGCGAGTGTAGACAAACTTTCTCGCTGTTGGCTTGCCGGTCTCTGGGTCGTAGTCGCGCTCGACCTGCCGCTCAAACGTGTACTCTGCGCCAAACTTATTTATGAGTCTGGCAGCAGATTGTTGCAGCGGAGCGTAGTTGTACCGGCTCATAACACCCTCATGGCGCTATTCATGCCGCCAGCGAGCAAGGGGCGCAATATTTGATTAACACTGCGGATAGCAAACGTGCCTGTGCCGTCCTGATACTCGACCTCGATCTCTCCGACTTTCTCGCGCTTGACGCCTTGGGTGATCGTAGCGAGAGGGTTATATCCTCTGTCTATCTCAAGACAAAGTGCAGCCTGTGCCTTTTTAACCAGTGCAGGTATCTCGTCAGCGGATAGCAAATACCCGCGATAATAAACATCATGGCGCGGCCACAAAAGAGGCTGTTTTTCCTCCTTGATCCAGCCCTGATACTGCTGATTTTCTATCCAGTCCATCGCTGCGTAAATTAAATTAGACGGCTCCGACTGTATCTCATAACCCCGATCAAGCGCGTACGCTGCGAGGTAATCAGTATCAATATAGGAATTAGCATCAGGGTTTGTGCCTGTGCCAGTCTCGACGACGATTGCCATAATTACCCCAGATAACAAAAGGGCTGGATTGCGCCAGCCCCCTGTTAATTGTTATCAGCCTTTAACGCCGGTCACGAACTCTGGCTTCCATACCTCATAGCCGTAGACGCAGCGCACATCAAACATGGCCTTCTGGTAGCCCTTATACGCGGCAATCTCAAACACTAGCCCGGAGCGGGGGTCTTGGACTGTCAGCATATCAACAGCCGCGTCTCCACCTTTTGGCATCGCTGGCGGGCGTATGATCAGCTCGACTGCGTTTCGGTGGAAGGTGGCGTTTGCCGTGTAGTTGTTAGTTACAGTGATCGCATTATTGTCAGGGATTGCAACGCGCAGACCGGGCGCAGCAATCGTCACCACGCCGCCCGTCAATGCTGTAGCAACAACATATTGGTTGGCTGTATCGGCAGCAAACGTGATCACATCGCCAGCGACGATAGTGTTCGTACCGGTATCAACAGGGATAGCAGTTGCGCCAACAGCGAGACCCGCGCCGGCATTAACCAGATATCCCGTACCAGTGCCCTTGGTGTGCGCTGGTGCAAAGGCGGTCTCTTTGAGCGCAATGCCTTGCAGATCCAGCAGAACGCCTTGCCGCAGCATGCGGTCAGAGCCTGCCTCGTTCGCTTTTTGCAGTTGTGCCAAATTACGTAGCTTTGTACCTGCAACGGATGACAGTATAGTGAATATTTGGCCGTCCGCCATCGGCGTGCCGTTGTCTGCCAGAATCTGGCGCTGCTCTGCCATTGCATTAAAGTCTAACGCAAAGGGAGTTGTGCCTGATGTGCCGACTACGCGAGAGGCGTTTCTGTAGATCTCAATTAACAGATTCTGCTCAATTTTGTTTGTGATCGTGCGCATCGCCTGTGCGATCTGATCGCCGTAAACGGTTTCAAAGCCAGAGCCGTTGTCGATCAGGCGCATTTCCTCGCCAGTCCACGGGATCTGCACGTTTGCGGTCTTGCTGATCGTCGCTGTTTTATTGTCAATCGTTTGATCCGTGCCCTCAGGAATGGTCATTGATGGCGAGGCATTCTCGATCAAGGTCGCTGCGCGTGTGAAGTGCGAGCGGACGACTCCGCCGACAGCAACGCGCTCAGACGCATTACCGTTGATAACAACGGATGAAACAGCGCCCACTTGCTCGCGGGCGACAATATCTGCTGCAACGTAAATATCGGCAGCTAAATCGGTTAGTACGTTAGGCATGTTCAGTTACTCCAAATGCAAATCAATTATCGGTTATTTTGCCGCCAGCTTTGGCGAATTCCAGTCGGTCTTTGTGTCCCATCGCATCAAACTGCGAGCGTGTTACTGTTTTCTGACTGGCACCGCCAGTATTTTTTCCCTGCCCGCCATCTGCACCGCCGCCGCTAGAGAACTGCGCTTTGATTAAAGGGCTAAGGGCTTGCGACTTGAGAAGCTCCGCTTTAAAGCCTTTCAAATCCAGCGAAGTGGCACTGCCATCCTCGTCTAAAAAAGTGTACTTTTCTGTATCTGGGTCAAACTGCACGCGGCTGGCAATCTCTTTTTTTACCATCGCCCGACCCACATCCGTAGCAATCTCTGCCGCAAGGTCGGAGGCCACGCCATCAACAGCCTTGCGGATTATAGCCTTGTCCTTGTTGGTCAGCTTTTCCGACAACTCGGCCTTTTCTGCCTCATGCCGCTTGCGCTGATCCTCTAAAATCTCGTCAATCTTGCCTTCTTTTTTCATCTTCTCAAACGCAGCCTTTTCTGCTTCCGCTTGCCGCTGCGCTTGTGTCGCCTCGTACTCTGTCAGCTTTGACGATGTTGCTTTAAGCTTGCCATCAAGCTCATTGAGTGTGCCTTTAAGTTTTAGCACTCCGGCGTGCCGGTACGTTTTTACGCCATCCGCCTCAACTTCTTGATAGTCGCCTTTGATAAACTCAGGTAACTGGCCAAACTGCTCTGCTGTCAAATCACTCATGGGCACCGCCCCTCATTGTCTGTCGGTTGACCAGCACACGGTGCTGGATGGTTTAATTATACGCCTGTTTCCGGCTCTGGCAAATCGTCATCAATATCGTTAAGGATTACATCAACCTCGCCGCGCAAAAAACCGCCGTCTATGAATTTCTGGACTGCCTGTTCACGGCTTATTAGTCTGTCTAGGAAGGTTTCGCGCACTGCCCTAACCTCGTCTGGCGTCATGTTCTGCGCCACGAACTCGCGGTTAATGCTGAACTCTATTTTTTCCGGCGTTATTGTCAGTCCTTCAAATTCAGCGCAGTAGCACAGCATGCGCTTAAAAGCAGACTCGATATTGTTTGCAATCAGGTTAAGCTCTGCCAGCTCCTCTGCTGCTGCATCCATCACCTCGGTTGCCGTCACCTCTTTCTCTGAGGTGTTAAACCGACCGCCGAGCGCCTGCACCTCACCGGCATTCATTTCCAGATATTTAAAATGCGCATCCCCGTCGGCCTGCATTTTGAGGATATCAATCTCAACACCCTGCGGCAGAAAGTTATGCACGCCTGCGCCGAAGGCAAAATACTGTCGCCCGTTGATGCTGTTGAATTCCTCTTTGTTTGCCTCTGACCAGCCGCTTGAATAGCTGGTGTCCTGCATGATTCGCAGCTTTTCTTTGAGATCCGCTGACACTTGGTAGCGATGGTGGGCTTTATAAACCAATGGCGCGATGTAACCCGTCTTTTTGGGCACTGTGCCTTTGGGCGTACGGTCTGCCGTGACAATCTCTATAGGGATATACGTGAGCCGCTTATTCATTGCCATCGGGATAAACGCCTTTGGCTGGCCGATAGGCTCGGCGTTTTTGTATTTGGTCAGCGTCTGCCTGTAGCCTTGTTCGTCCAAAAACAGCTCAAGCTCGTCTGTGTGCAAATAAGGGCCATCTTCTGCGCGTCGCACCTCGCTTGTCACAAGCTTTGCATAAACAAGCTGCGTCCGTCCGTTGATTTTGCCGAACTGCCAATCATACAGGCTTTCACGTGCGTACTGCCTAATGTATGCGCGAAGGCCGAGCGCCTGCTTTTGGGCGACCGATAGCTCGGCAACGCCATCGGGAACCCGCTCGTACTCTGCGACCAATATGTGGTAGTTAACAGCCAATATGTTATTGGCAACAGCCTCGACGGTCTCCTGTAGTGTTGTCCAGTCTCCGTCTGCATCGTACTCAAGATACGCGATTTCTGATGGCAACCCATAGACGACGGGGTTCCGGTTAAGCCTGCCAAGCATTGACTCAAGTGTGCGTGCGGCGAAGTCCTCAACCTCTCCGCCCATTAGGTATGCGGCATACAGCTCATCTTGCCCCGGGTTTTTTGCTTGCGCGGTGTTTGGGTGCGGTAAATACGTGGTTTTCTTGCGCTTGACCGCTGGCTCGCCTTCAAGGAAGTCGCGCACCTTTACAACATCGGGCAGCGTAACGTCATACTGCTCATGCACAACAATGTCCGGCTTTTGAAATATCCTTGCCGATGATTTTATTCGCGCCATGATCTAAACCCGTAAGCCGTTTTGCTGATTATAGCGCCGATGCTGCAATATCACAAACCAGCCCGCCTGAATGCCGCGTCTGTGTCATCCATTGCCCGTAGCTGTGACAGGGTGAGCGGCGACCCCTGCATGTCGGTGAACTTCTCAATAGGCAGGTTACCATCCAGAAACAACGCCGCCCGCGACTTGCCAAGTGTTGACTCCACAAACCAGCGCGGCTGCTGCTTCAGGAACTCTGACGGGCTAGTGTCTGCACTGATCGTGCCTGCCTTGAATATCGTATCGTCTGCGCGCCCCTTGCGCGTAACCTTGGATGAAACCTCTTTTGCTGGCAAGCCTTCTGCCCGTCTCTCGGCTGCTGCGTCCCTGCGCTCGTCTAGGCGCTCTTGTCGTTTGTTGTATGCCTCTGCTGCCTCTGCCGTGTCTTGACCGCCTACCGATGCCATGCGCCCGGCAAACGGGTCTAGCCCCTGCACCTTGAATATCAGTTGCGAGCGGCAGTTGTAGTGCAAAGGCGGGCGCGGAGTGTCAGGGTCATCAACCTTGTAAATCTTGCCGGTTGCGGCCAACTCCCCAAAGTGCAGACAGGTGAGCGTTGTGCGGTTGTCGAACACGTTTAAGAACACATAACCCTCAACAATATCCTCGTTTTGCTCAGTAACTGCGCGCTTTGCCTCGTTGGAGTAATGATTTATGCCCGTCCTGACAAGCGTTTCAATCTGACGTTTTGCGCGGTTGATAATCAGCCCGTCTGAGTAATCAAGCTTGCCCGTGCCAACAAGGCGCTTAACAATCTCGGTTTTTGTCTGTGCGTCTGCGTACCCTGCGCGTATTGTGTTGTCGATAAGCTGTGTCTGCGCCTGTGTTGTCCCTGCGACGAACTCCGACCATGTGCCGACCTGACTTGATGCGCCAGCGGTCAATACCATCTCACGCTGCACACTGAGCGCGATGCTTGTCGGTAACGGTATCGCAACAGAGACGCCCTTTGCTGCAAACTCTTCAACAATGCCGGCAAAGTAAGTCGCCTCTGCCAGGGAAATGTCGGTCATCTGATTGGTGACGGTTGTCATCATGGCGCGCAACTGCGTGTCAGCGATCTGTCTGATACGCGAGCGCATCTGGATAAACTCTATCCGGCTCATGTCGGGCGCGTAATCAGCAAGCGCCTGACGCACCGCAATAGCGATGGCAATCATTGCAGGGTCAACAGAGTCTTTGATAACGCCAGATGCCACCCTGTCCAGATATGTGGCATGTCTTAGCAGTGTGTCTGCGAGCGAGTCGGCAGCCATTACCAGCGCCCTCCCATTTTTACACCTGCGCTCGACGGTCGGCGCACAGGCCATTTGCGGTAAATAAAATAACCCATGCTGTCGTTCCAGTCGTCTATTGCCGGGTGGTCTTTGAACTTCTCTGGGTCGCCCTTTGTATCATAGCCCTGCGACTCAAGTGCATCTGTCAGGTTCGGGCATTTGTCCGTGTTGACGCGCATTTTATCATGCGCCAGCAATCCGTTGACGGAGTTTATTCTGTCACGCACCGCTGGGTTAGCCTCTGCACAGTCTACCCTGTAACCGGCTTGGATAATAATCTCAATGTCTGACTGGCTTGCGTTTGTGCTGCCCGACTTGCCGGATGCGTCAGGGTAAACAATCAGCTTGCGCCCCTCTGCCTTGTACTTTGTAAGGTTGTTGCAAAAGTCCATTGTGTCGTGACTGACGAACTCATCAACGGCAATCGGCTGGTTGTTGTCAATCACCCAGACGGTGGCGCATGTGCCGCCTATGTTGAAGTCTAGCCCAATGTGAACAAAGGTGTCATCGGCTGTCAGCACCCTGTCGCTGTGGTGTTTGATGCGGTCAAAAAAGTGATAGACCTTGTTCTGTGACAGGCTGACAAACTCGCCATTGAGATACATGTCAGCCAGTATCGGGTCATAGTTTGCGCGTATCTGCTCGATGTAGCCATCTGGCAAAAACGGGTTGCTTGCCGTTGATGCCTTGATAAGCTCATACCCTTTCTGGCGTTTCTTGACCCACTTTTCATAAGTAAAGCCGGAATAGCCTTGGTCTGGCGTTGTCACGCTGCCGATTGTGTTGGCTCTGCCGCAGTGCTGCCGGTTACGCTCTGACACTTTGCGCCACACATACGCCGCCTTGTCCTTTGGTAACGTGTCCAGCTCATCAACAATAGAATCTGCCACCTCGTACGCAACGATACGCTCCGGTCTGTCGTATGACCGGAATATCATGTCGCCGTAGCCTCTGATGTGGATGGTGTACTCTGATCTGTTCGTTTTAAAGGGTAGCCCAAGCCTTGACAGCATGTCCTCGACGCCAGGCATTGCGCGCAGTCTTAGCAAGTCATAGGTTGGCATGTAATACGCGGTATTAATCTGCGGCTGCTGCGCCATCTTGATGACCAGCCTTGCTATACCGGCCTCTGATTTCCCAGCGCCCAAGCCCGCCACCATCGCAGGGTATGGGTTGGTTGAGAATACAAAGTCCTCTTGCGGCTCAGTCAGGGCGAGCTGCACTTTGTTCCGGCCTTGCCGCCCTGATTATCTCAATCACCTGATCCGCGCTGATGCCTTCTGGCTCTGCTGACTTATCAGACCAGCCAAAGTTTTTAAGTGCAAATATGCTGCCAGTTGGTGATGCGCCGTGTAGTTTTAGCTCGTAGCTATACTCAACAAGCGACTTTGCCCGTTTTACGGAGTCAGAAAATCCGTCATAGTTGAGGTATTCGTCAATAGATTGGCGGGATGAAAATCCGAGATACAGTGCAAGCCCTGTCCATGTGACCGGCTCTGGCTTGGTGTCGCAGTAAAGTTTGTATTCCTCGACTTTGGCGTCAAACTGCTCAGGCGTATCATACAGGCGAGGTCTGCCGACTGATCGTGATTCTGTTTTGCTGCCCATAATCAACACCGTTGATCTATCGCGGCACTGCCGCCTTATGTCTCATTGTACGCCACCACAAACCATAAGGCAAAAAAATGCCCCCAAACTTCGGAGGCACAAGGCGCGCCAAGGACGCGCTGAGGGTCAGCACTACTACAATCAACGGCTAAGTGTATCTCAACCCGATTAGCGTAGCGATACAAATAATCTATTGATCTGCTCTGTATTGATAGAAACTATTGTGTTTGCTTTGATTGCTTTGCTTGCTTTGTGTGCTATCTTGTTGTTTCCGGCATTGCTACCCACAAACTACTGAGGCGTTTATGCAAAACCCGCACGATAAAGACAAGTACCCAACCACATTCCGCATATCAGACGGGCTGCGAAAAAGGATCAATGAGGCGGCTCACATTAAGCGCACCACTAAAAACCAATTTGTTATTGATGCGCTTGAGGCTGCAACTAACGCCGCAATCAAAGGGGATAAACAATGAGCGACGAAGGAACCATATACATACTTAAAAACAAAAGCATGCCAAATCAATACAAGATTGGCAGAACCACCCAAATACTTAAAAACAGAATAGCGGGTTATTCATCTATGGGGCTAGACCATAAATTTGTTCCGATATTTGATGCAAAAAATAAATTTCATACACGCCTTGAAAAATTTATACATGGTGAATTGATTAAATGCAGGGTTCACCCAAAACGAGAATACTTTAACTTTACTGACGACTGCTCTGCTATTGCCGCCGTTGTGTCTGCAATAGATAAATTCAATGCGTCTGTAGGCGATCTGCAAGACCCATTTGACGTAATTGCTGCAACTCCGATTATTAAGCCTGAGCGGGGAGCGGGCGCACCTACAAGCCTGCGCCTACCTGACAGCCTCTTACGTCAGCTTACAAAAGCCGCACATAAGTGCGAGATGTCACGCACGCAGTATATCACAGCAGCCCTACAAGCTGCCGTGCGCCACGACCTGCCAACGCCTGAGTACAAGGCAGCTTGGAGCATCCTGAGCGATATATTCGACGCCTTAAGCCCTGACGTTGACGCAAACGGCTATCCAAATACTGACATGCGACTAGCTTCTGCTTTGGAAACCATTCTGCCACGGCTGCGAGGTGTGGAATGAGACAAATACACTGCTACAAATGCGGCGAGTACCTTGGCGAAATACGAGACGCTAAACTTAAAAAGGACATGTATCACATTTGCGGCAAATGCGTCAGAACTGAACGCACTAACAACATGGCAAAGAATTACGAATATTCTGCTGAAAACCTTTTTAAAGGAATATTTAAATGACCCGCGCCCAGAAGATTGATGTCCTTTGTGGTGTCCTGACGTGCATCCTGTGTGCTGGGATGTTTATGTTGGTGTTGCTATGAATGACTACCAAATACATATTGGCGATTGCATCGACTCTATGCGCCAGATGCCCGATCAGTCGGTGCATTGTTGCGTGACTAGCCCTCCATACTTCGGCTTGCGTGATTACGGCCATGATGGGCAAATAGGTCTTGAGCCAACACCAGAGGAGTTTGTTGCAAAGCTGATTAAAGTATTTCACGAGGTGCGCCGAGTGCTGCGAGAGGATGGCACTTTATGGTTAAACCTTGGGGATAGTTATGCCGCACAGCGAGGCGGCACACATCAACCAGCAGAGACGCTTGCTGGCGGCAAGGGCGGAAAGACTCAAGATGGTGATCGCGTTAACCGGGATAGGCATGACGGATACAACCCTACCCGCAACGCTCAAGCCATTGGCCTCAAGCATAAAGACCTCATCGGCATTCCTTGGCGAGTAGCCTTTGCCTTGCAAGCAGACGGCTGGTATCTGCGTCAGGATATTATCTGGCACAAGCCAAACCCCATGCCGGAAAGCGTAACAGACAGATGCACTAAGTCGCATGAATATATTTTTCTGCTGTCCAAGTCTGCCACGTATTACTATGACCATGAGGCTATCAAGGAGGAGGCGCAGAACTGGGGAGCGAGAGATCGGTCGGCAGGCAAGTACACATCAGGAGAGGTTCCAATCTCCGGTGGAGCGCACAAAGGGCTTCAGGGTAAAGATGATGAGGAAAACCCTACGCGCAATAAGCGCAGCGTCTGGACAGTCACCACCAAGCCTTATGCTGGCGCACACTTTGCCACTTTCCCGCCCGGCCTGATAGAGCCTTGTATATTGGCTGGCTGTCCTGAGCGATGCTGCTCACAATGCGGCAAGCCGTGGGAAAGACTGACGGAACAAACTAAAACTTTTGAAAGTGGCTCCGGTAAAAGCGGTAACCCTATCATTGGCAAACAGGATTTAACCTCTAGGCAAACAAACAGCACACCTGATATCCGCACGGGGCCAACCATAAAAACGGTCACACTTGGATTTCAGGCCGTCTGCTCTTGCGAGGCTGGCGTGATTGGCGGCACAGTGCTAGACCCTTTTGGCGGCAGCGGCACAACTGCTGGTGTTGCGCTGGCCAATGGGCGCAATGCAATCCTGTGTGAATTAAACCCCGCCTACAAGCCGTTGATAGTGAAACGTGTGGCTGAACTTAGATTGAAAAATATAGAGATGGTGTTTTGACCTGTTGTAACCCCCTGCGCTGGCTTATGGCTGGCGCAGTTTTAGTGACGCACAAATGAAAAAGCCCACTTGCGATGGGCTTATTCGGTGTTCGGGTTGGACTCCCTTGTTACTTAAACTGAAGAAACTTAATAAATTAAGTTACCGTCAGCGGTGAGGATTAAAACATTGTGCGTACTATGCTGTCAAGCTCTTTAACTCTGCTAATTTAGCCTTGTATTCAGCTTTGATCCTCTTGGCATCATCGATCGTAAACCTTGCCTCGCTGTTATCGCATTCAATCCTGTCCACTTCTGCCTGTCCAATTCTGTTCAGCAATTCGCGCCTGTAGTTGATTAGGTTGCCCGACAGGTGGTTATTGCATGTGGCGCACTGGAGCCAGACTTGAGTCTCATCAAACCTGAGTTGTGGTGCAGCCTTACGTGTTCGATAGTGTCCAGCGTGATACTGAATATCCTGCTTTGTAGTGCCGCATGATATGCAACCCTGCCCATGATCTCTTGCCCTGATGTATTGATTGAAGGCTGCCTGAGCCTCTGCCAACCATTCTGTCTTTGTCTTGATCTTGTCCTTGCGTGTTTTGGTTTCTGCCTTGCGTGTCTTTATGCGCTGTTTAGTAGCCATTGAGGCAGCCCACGTACTGGCACAGTCAATGCCGCAGAATCCCTCCTTGCTGATAAAGTCAGTACACTTTGCAGCCGGCGGGATCTCTATTCGGCATTGCTTGCATCGCCTCATGCTTGAGCCTCTATAATCTTTGCGGTCGGCGGATTGGCATTGTAATCAGCGTAAATTTCAGCCTGACATTTTTCACATTGGAATCTCTGTGTTGCTCGCATCGTTGTTGATGGCTCATTACGTTTCCCGCACTGGCAAATAATTGACCACCTATTCGTTCGTAGATCGCTTGATAAACCAATTCTGTCAATTTTTAAAGTCATGCTTGCGCCTCGCGGTATTCGCTGAATGTTTCAAGCGCAGGATCTGACCACTTAACCCCTTGCTCTGAGCCAAAAGCGTCAATGATGGTTAGCAGGTCGGCAAATTGCTGCTTTGTCATTTTTGATGTTGATAATCCGCAGACTACAAACCCCCCGTCGATTCCAGGAACTACCCGTTGTTTAGTCATGGACGCAGTAAATACGTGCTTCCAATCCTCTTGTGACAGCTTCTGCCCGTACCAGTCGACTTGAGTTGCTATATCTGTCAGTACAGCCCATAAACGCCGATTTTGAATCGCTGAACGGCCTTCAGGTGCAAGCGTGATATCGACCTCGCCCGCTAACAGTCCGGCTTCGACCGCTGTTACCATCCATTGAACCGCGTTTCCGATCTGCCGCAGTTCCGTTACCTTAAACGTGTTACCCATTGTTAAAATTCCTCGACACGAGAATTGTTTCTGCTGCTTCTTGAAGCAATTCCCCAACTGTCCACTCGCCATGCCCTTCAATTCTAACTCTGTCGTTTGCGTTAATGTGCCCCATGTTGACCAGCTCATTAAGGACTGCTGACAGCTTTTCTACTTGTTGTTGCTCTTTTTTCATGCTCTGCTGACTCCCTTTGATTCTTTGTGTGCGTTTTTATTAGCGGCAGCCGCCCTTGGTCATGGTTGCTCACCTCCCTTGCCTGCTGATAGCAGTGCGTCCAATTCGTCAATAATTTCCTGCAAATCCTCTGCGTGCTGCCGGTGATATCCGGAATTCCAGACCGCTGCGTTAGTGCCAGGCTCTGAGCGGCAAAACTCGTCTATGTATCTATCAAGTTCCGCTTTTTTCTTTGCTACATACTTGGCAAGACGCTCAGGAACCACCGGCTGCGGCGTTGCTACCGCACCTGCTGATAGCAGCTTAATAATTAAATCCGCTGTTACACCCTCTGACTGAGTGCGTGTGGCAATGAGCAGCTCGATCAGTTCGTTGCGATCAACCGCCGGCTGCTGGCATCTGTACAGCGGAACACTAAATCCATGCTCTTTGTCTGGCGCAACTTCGGCACGCTCACCTTCAACCGCTATCATTGTTCGTGCGGCATCTTCGGGGCGCATCCATGCAAACGGCGTAATGTACCCTTCAGGAACCACCGGCTGCGGGGCGGCATACAAAGCCATGCCAACCGGTAACACTAATGCGGGGTCAAGCGGCTTAATAATGCACCTGCCGTTGTAGTAGCCGCGAACGGCTGCTATTGGCTCCCCGCTTTGCAGGGCTTGGAGTGCCTCTATTGCCTGCTTACGCTCGCAGCAGAACTGGCACTCCCAAGCGCAGCCATGATTATCGTAGTACGCCCCAGCACCATCACAACAGGGGCATGACGCGATTTGTAACAACTCTATCGCCTTGCTGATTGTGTCACTCATTGTTTTTCTCCATTGGTACAAATTCAATTTCCAGTATCCGGCAGATTCTTGGCATCCACTTGTTACGCGCTTCTATCCTTGCGTCTCTGGCTTCTGCCGGTGTCGGCCATCGACGTATTAAGTCGGTCATTACTTCGTTGACGTGTTTTTCTTTCATAGATTGCCTTTATTCATCAAGGTGTGCAAATGCGGAACGGCTCGATTTCTGCTGTTGCCGCGGTATATGGTTCGGATCAAGATTGTCAAACCGGCAATACTGAAGCCGGGCAGCAAGGTAAGCCGTACCGGGTTCGCCTTCCCTGTTCTTGCGTATAATTGCTTCAGCAATCCCCTTCTGCTGGCTGTTTTCATCGTGCAACTCATCTCGGTAAATCATAATGACCGTGTCTGCATCCTGCTCAATAGCCCCGGACTCGCGAAGGTCGGCAAGGATTGGGCGCTTGTTGTTGCGGTTCTCTAGGCTTCGGTTAAGCTGTGACAGCGCAATCACCGGGCAATTCAGTTCCCGGGCCGCAAGTTTCAACGCCCGGGATATTTCAGTAATCCGCTGCACTCCATCCCCTTTGTCATTTAGCAGCTGAAGGTAATCAACAACAACAAGATCAATCTGACCACCCAGTTTCTGAGCAATCTTGCGCGCCCGTGACACCACCTGATTACTGGACAGATTCCCGTTGTCATCAATGTAAAAGTTACGGCCCTTTAGCTTGATTGCCGCGGTGTTTAGCTGGCTGCCATGCTCCCCAATATCGCCGGACCGCATCTTGTCGTAAGGTATGCGCCCAAGGCTGGCCATGGTTTTCATAGCAATGTTCACATCAATCATCTCAAGGTTAAACACGATGACATTCTTGCCTTCTGATATGACATGCTCACAAACATTCATGGCAAACGTAGTTTTGCCTGACCCGGGTCTGCCTGCAATAACAACAAGCTGGCCGGGCTGTAATCCTCCAGTCATCCTGTCCACATCACAAAACCCTGTTTTCAGTCCTATTACCTCGCCTTTGATTTTAGACCGACGCTCAAGGTCGACCAAAACGTCATTCAGAATGGCATCAATGTGCCGCGGCTCTCTTGTTCCTCCCGGGACAAGACCATTAATAAGCGACTGTGCCCGATCAATCTTTTGATCTATTTCACCGTTACCGTAACCGGCATCAACAATCATCTGACCGACCGCTATCAGTTTTCGACCGAATGCTTTGCCGCGAATCATGCCAGCATAGTGCTGCACGTTAGAGCCACCGCGGGCGGCGTAGGCAAGATCAATCACGTACTCATGGTTTAGGTCGCCAACCATCTCACCAGCTTCATCGAGAGAGCCACAAAGCGTTACCGGGTCAATCGGCTGTCCAATCATTGCCATGGCCGACATGCGGCGGTAGATCGCCTTGTTCTCGCCGCGGTAAAAGTCATCTTCACGCAACCAATCAAGGTCGTTAATCAAGTTATTGTCATTCAGGATCGCAGCCAGCACCGCGGTCTCTGCTTCGTCGTTGTGTGGTGGTAATCTGAGGTTATCAATGCTCATGCGTATTTCTCGTTTATTATGTTGGCAAATGGTTCGGGCTTAACAAGCCAGTTCAGATCCGCCCTAAATGGCTTATCAGCACCCGGTCGTGGGTTAGACTGCCCGGACAGGAATTTGTTGTCATTGCAGTAATCGAAAAATCCTTTCCAGAAATCAAAACTCTGAAATTTACTATCCTGTCTCCACCTTGCGCTTATAGCGCTTTTGGTTTTATCGGGTATTACCCTTAGTCGCGGTAGTCTTGTGCAATGCTCTTGATACAGAGAAATAATTTGTTCAACAGGGCAGGGAGAAATCAACGATTTCGACGTAGGTTTTATATCTTGTTCTTGGTTAATGGTTAATGGTTCTTGGTTAGGTGCTTGTTCGTAAACGTCTAGTGCACGGTTCGTGCTCAATTCGTTTGCTCCTCCTTTCTTTTTAAGTCGCTTCTTTTCCTCTCGCTCAATCGCTATCTGCTTGTTTGTCTCACAGTTTTTCTGATACTCAAGCAATTCCTGCAAAATTCTAAGCTGAACATAAGTGCCATCGTCTGAAAGCTCGAAAAATTTACCGAGCACAAATTCAACTGCCTTTATCTCATCTTCTGTTCTGGCAAAGCACCAATCAATAGCCTGTTGCCTTGTTGGGAATAATTCACGGTCATAACACGCATCCATAAGCAACGTGTACGCTCCGTGCTCAAGCATTGTCAGACGCCCTGCCTTGCGGTGGTAATCGCCTATGTTGCGCTTAAAATAGTGCATTGGTACAATAACTCCTGTTCGCTCAGAACATTAAGCCGGTTGATACCCCTTCAAAGGTCATCCGGCTTTTTATTTTCTTTCCAAATAGTCAGAAAGCTTTTTTACCACGTCATAGCTTACTGATGGCGCCTTTCCAGCAGTCACCCGCCAAACAGTGTTATAAGCAAGCCCGGTAGCTTCAGCAACCGCTACAAGCTTGCGATCTTTCAAAGCCTCTTGTATTTGTTCAAGCGTCATCATTTTGCGTTCCCTACACCGTTTATATCAAAGTAGTTGTATTCTATTTTGAATATGATAGTATTGTCAACACGTCAACCACAAATAAGAGGGTAGCAGGAATGAAAGACATAGTGCAGCACGAACCGCAAGCATCAGAAACAACGGCGCTGATGCAGGTAATTGAGCGCGTTGCGATGGACAAAGACGCCGACATTACCAAGCTGGAAAAAATGCTGGATATGCAAGAGCGCATTCTGAACCGAAATGCAAAGCAGCAATTCACAGCAGACCTAGCATCAATGCAGATCGAATTGCCGCGAGTGATTGAAAAGGGCGAGGGCCACAATAAATCCAAGTATGCTTTGCTTGAGGACATTAACGACACCATCAGGCCAGTGCTTCAGAAGTACGGCTTTGCTGTAACCTTTCGCGTTAAGCATGAGTCTAACGTCATGTGGATTACTACCGTATTAAGCCACCGTGACGGGCACAGCGAAGAAACAAGCATACCCCTTGCTCTTGATACCTCTGGAAGCAAAAACGCAGTGCAGGCAGTTGGTAGCACTATCAGCTACGGCAAGCGGTACGGCATTTGTATGATGCTGAATATCAGTACCGGAGAAGATAATGACGCACAAGGGCTGGCGGCAAACAAAGAACCACCAAAACAGCCCATCACCGACTCTCGGCTGACAAAGGCAATCGGAAAGATCAATGCCGGCGAATATACCCTTGACCGACTTCATGCCGCATACACCCTTAATGATGACCAGCTTGGCCGCGTAATGGCCGAGGTGCAATCATGATTCGTTGTAGCTCAATAGCCAAGATCATGACCAATCCACGCACCAAAGGCGAAGAATGGTCAGAGACAGCAAAAACGGCAATGCTGGAATCTGCGCGGGAAATTATGTTTGGTGTTCGCAAGTCGCTGGACAACATGCCAATGATTGAAAAAGGCAAATATTGCGAGGATCAAGGCATTGATCTGTATAACTCGGTTTTCTTGTATGACCTGAAGAAAGTCGAATCATCCGGGCGCCGAAACAACGGGATTATTACCGGCGAACCGGATCTGATTGCAGCGACTTCCGGCAAGGGCGTTGACATCAAAGTTGCATGGTCACTGCTGACGTTTCCGCTTACTGAAGATCAGGCCGGCAAAAAAGAGTATGAGTGGCAAGCAAGAGGCTACATGTGCCTTTTTGACCTGCCGGTGTGGGAGATTGCATATTGCGCCATGGACACCCCTGAACACCTTCTGAAGCCGTGGGATGACCCTGCAATACATACCATCGACAGCAG